TCATGTTCCTGTTTTTTTCGGGGGCATTATGGGGGAAAACTCTGATAATTTCTGGTTCAATAACGCTATTTGTTCGCTGTTGTTTTCTGCCATCCAAGAGCCATAAACTTGATAGACCATTTGCGCTGAAGCATGGCCCATTTGCTGAGCTATAAAGTTTGGGTTTGCCCCTGCTGACAGTGACCAGCATGCGTAAGTGTGCCTAGATTGATATGCCTTCCGGTGACGTATCCCTGCGCGGCGCAACGCAGAGTCCCAGCTTTGGCTGATTGTTCCATCGGAGTAATGGGGGCCACTCCGGGAGTTAACGGCTGATAACTGAGGGTTAAACACAAATGTGCATTTGTGAGTGGTTGTCTTGCCATATTCCCGCAGAACGACATTCACGTCATACGTCTTGCCCAGACGTGATAATTCGGCCTGATTGCGTAACACATCAATAGCGGGTTGAATGAGTTGGATGGTGCGATTTCCGGCCTCAGTTTTTGGTGGTGTGAATTCACTCTTGTGCGCTAGGTTCCTGCTGATCGTTAATGTACCAGCAGCCAGATCAATATCCTCCCATGCCAATGCGCAAAGCTCACCGTGCCTCAACCCGGTATACACTGCGATCGCCCACATGTTCCGTGTTTGCCTGATACTGATTGCATCAAGCATTCGGACAAATTCTTCTTTGGAAAGCGGATCCGGAATCGTGCGAGATTTGGTTAAAGGTGACATTCCCGCAGTTGGGTCGGCAGAGACATAACCGTTAGCCAAGGCAAATCCAAAAATAGAAACTATGACGCCCATGTAATCATTTACTGTTGCGACAGATCTGCCCTTGCGTGTTGTTTTGTGGCCTCTACCTGCGTGTTGATATCCAGTCAGCAGCTCTTTCCTTACTGCAAGTATGTCCTCCTGGCGAACCGACGCAGCCAGCCTACTTCCTCCAATAAACGGTATTGTATTTCTGACTTTTGACTCATACCTATCCATCGTACTCTTAGCTATTTCCAGCTCTTTCAATGAAAGCCATTTATCAGCAATCTCTTGAACCGTGATATCCCGTCTGGCAACACCGAACTTTTTCAAATTTGGTGATTCAGGAAAGCGGGCTGCGTAGTTGAAAGTTCCCATTTTTATTTCAAAACATACAGATGCCCGAAGCTCTCCAGCCCGAACCCTATTCTTAGCTGTATCATCAACGCTTAGTGATTCGCGACAACGCTCGCCTTTGTACATAAACCAGATACGGAGTTTGCCGTTGTGCTTCTCTACTCCTGTGGGGTAGTTAGTCATAACATATCCTCATTAAATGATGGGGTTGGTATTTAAGCAGATTTGCAGCGCGGTTGCGCGGCTGGTTGCTTTTCAATCCATTTGTCTACTGCTTCGCGATTGTAGAAACACATGCTGTTATCCATCGGTTGTCCGTCAGCAGCAACATGCTTGTACTCCCGGCCCTCGAGCCAGGAGGTTTCACGCGCAGTTTTGATGGTGTTTTTCTTGAGTCCGGTGACTGCGATCAGCACTTGCTCAGAAACCCACTTATTGGGCATAAGTTGGATCACGCTATCCATTGTTTACCTCTTTATCGATGAGATGCACGAAATAGCTCAGCCACAGCTTGGCGCTGAACCGGCCAGGTGACAGTGCTGTGATTTTTTTTGCGTAGAAGTCGAGAATTGTTGTGATGATGTGGTCGTGTTGCGGCTTTGGCTTTCCTTTAGTTTTCGCAATAATTTCAGCGCGACACTGCCTCGCCACACTCCGAAGTGCGTTTTCTATCTCTGTTTGCATGATGCTTTCTCAGCAAGTTGTCAAACTCCATGCGCAGCTTGATGGTGCGTACTACCTCCTCCGGTTCACTCAGCAGATAGCTAGTCATCGGGCTTGGCTTGCTTTCATTAGGCCGTTTGTATGCGTACCGACCAAATTGTTCATCGACTGCAATCACTTTTATGGCCCTATGGCCGTCGGTGCCTGACTGCGTTTCTGATGTGACAAATTTCGAATAGAGCATACTTGCTCGAAGCGAAGAAACCCGGCCAACATCGATATGTTCACCAGGGAATTTCTCGCTCAGCAGCTTCACATGCTCACTACGCGTATAGTGGCCGCCGTCGGCGATCAGGAATATCAGCAAGTCATAGTTTGTTAATCCAGACATATCAAATTCCCCACGCCAAGATCGCCGCGCTGGCAATCAGCAGGGCGATAACGATACAAACATCAAGTGGTATTCTCATGCCGCCACCCCGCGCCCGGCCAGCCAGTTGATCTGCTCCAGAAACGCCCTACCCTGAGCCTCTAACTGCTCACGGCTGATGTAACTCATAGCTGGGCCACGCCACGTTTTATCGAAGATAGCCACAGCACCGGCAAAGAATGCACCGGTTGGCACCTGCTTTTCGTCTGCCGGCACAAACCACTTCGGCACGTCAAAACCAATCCGGCCACGGATGAATGCGATGTGATCGGCGTCTTCTGGCCACCACGTTTCTGACGTCGCCGCCTTGATCAGGAAAACGTAACGGCCACCACGCTCACGCATTGCCATCGTGTGAGCCATGATGTAAGTCATGCCGGTGATGTACTGGCCTTCGTGCTGCTGTGCGCGGGAATATGGCGGGTTGCCGAATGCCGCGCCGTGCAGGTCTGCCAGCTTTTCCGACCAATCTTGTGTGAGCGCGTTATCTTCTGCGGTGTAGAACGCCGGGCATTTGCTGTTTTCGCCATCGCTGAACAGATCTAGCACCAACGGGCCGAACATCGCATTGATACCCCAGAATAGCGGATCGGGAGTGCGCCACTGATCGCCAATCTCTTTCAACTCATGCGCCTTCCTGACTTTCATGTCATTGAGCTTTTCGCAATAGGCGCTGACTGCCGATGTGGCAGCTATTTCTTCAATCTGCTCAACATCAACAGCCATAGCGGGTACCTCTACTGATTGGGGTTTTGTGGTTGGGATGGAAATGCATGCCTGCTGTATCCGCTTACCCAGCCATAGCATGCAGGTTACGGCCATGCTGTTGCCGATCGCTTTATAACGTGGGCCATCGGCGGCCATTAGGAACCAACCACCCTCGGTTGGTTCCCACATATCAGCGGGCCGTAGGCTGGTTATTTTGCGCTTGGCGTAGAATTTGACAGGGATCCGGGTGTGGTTATCAGGCATCCCTTGGAGGCGTTCGCACTCAATAGGCATTAGCCGACGAACGATGTTACTAACAGCTACTGCGTGAGGTTGGTTTTGCGTATTCAGCGTAAATGCAATATCCCCCTGATATCCATTACCCTGTGGCCCAGCGCTGTCTTTTCTACCTATTTGCTCACTCTGAATGCAGAAGGCGACCCCGGTTGAAACAAGAAATGTCTCAGACTCGAAATCAAGTCGGCCGGTACCTGAATGCGCATTGCGAGCGGTAGCAACATCTATTGATCCAGCAGTGTTATTGCCGCCAAAGGCGATTATATGTCCCGCTTGGGCCTGATTGTCGTCTGCACCACACGTTCCAACGCCGTTTGCAGTAAGGGCGGCAACTGGCGCCCCCGCTTCTCGGCTCAGCGGAGTATCCCGGCGCACGCTGTCGAGCTCAAATAGTACCGCGGCGGGATCGAAGTCTTTTCGAGCACTTGCGACAACGAACACACGACGGCGGCGTTGGGCCACTCCGAAATATTGGGCGTCTTTGACGATCCACGCGATTGTTCTTTTGGGTCCAGACACATAACCAGCACTCGTCCATTTACCCCCTGATGGCTGCAATAGCTCATCTTCTCCGGCAAGTCCTGCAAGCAGGCAGCCGAAAGCGTTGTCGTTACTGTTGAGGACTCCAGGGACGTTTTCCCAGACGATGATCGCGGGGTCTTCTCCGCGCTGGCTGCGCTTTTCGTCAATTGCATCTGCTAATTCCACGTATGAAAGGGTTAACTGGCCTCGGGCGTCACTAAGTCCGTTGCGGAGTCCTGCAATACTAAATGCCTGGCACGGCGTGCCGCCGACAAGCAGATCGGGCGCTTCAACTTCACCAGCCCGGACAGCGGCTGCGATTTTGGTCATATCGCCTAGGTTGGGTACTTCTGGCCAGTGGTGTTTAAGGACGGCGCTGGGGAATTTTTCAATCTCAGAAAACCAAGCAGCGCGCCACCCTAGCGATTGCCAGGCGAGTGTTGCGGCCTCGATGCCGCTGCATACTGATCCGTAGCGCATCACGATTGATGCCTTTTGAGCCTTGCTCATGGCTAGCTCCCATATATGCGTAATAGTGAGCGTGGACGCATTCTTGACGTGGCCACGTAAGACGACTTGTTATTTGCTATTTCAATAGCGATGACGACCCCACCCACATCGATGTGATATGTTTCGGTAACCTTTGAGCGAGCATAATTGCCGTAACGCGACTGATGAGTCTTTAGCGCTGCTTCAGCGGCTTTGCGTTCAAGTGGGGAGGGGGCGCCACGGATGATGTGCCGCATGACGGCCTCCAGGCATTAAAAAGAGGGGTTACTTATTGCCGCAAACTTGGTCTGCAAACCTGTCTATATCGTCAGGCGCTGCCGCCAGCATTGCACGATAGATATTGTGGTGATTAATACAAAACGTTTCATCGCTATTGAACTCAACGTCATCGCACATCATTGCTGCGTCTATCATTTCTTGCGTTGGCTCTACCGGCACCAACTTGTAGCCCTCAGGCAACGTGTAACCGTGGCTTACAGGTTCAACCATTCCGAGCTTATCCTCGGAATGGTTCAGCATTGCGGCGCGGTAGGCGTTATGCGCGCGCATTGCAATTGCTTCGCGTGTTTCGCTGCACATATTGTTGTTGAGAATAAACAGCACGGCATCATCATATGTCATCTTATCCGGCACCGCTGGCACTGGCGTGGCGGTACGGAACATTTCAACGATGCGGGATAGAGAGTTGAAATTCATGAAAGGAACGGCCTGATGTCCCTTACACGTTTCTGCACTAAACTGCATGCGAATACCGCCAGTGACCTCTTTAACCGCATCTGCTAAATCGTCGAACGATACCGGTATTACTGGTGCTGACGACAAGGTTTCTTCAGCCCTAATACGAACAGCCAATTCCTCCATTTTGGCGACTAGATTAATTGCGCGTTTTAAGTGGTCTGATTGAGGTGCTGGCACTTGAGGGGCTGTGTAGTACCCCCGGCCTCGCGGAAAGTCCTTCCCGCATTCAGAATATAAAATCTCACCGCCGCGATGAACCTGATACAGATATAAATCGGGGTGTTTGCTCTGCGCCTCCCTTGCTGCCAGAAGTTCGCGAGCCATTTCCGTTAAAATGTCCGATTGTTTTCCGCCAACATCAAAATCTTTATCTGCATCTGCAATTATTGCGCGTAGTTTCTCGTTTGTTAGTGTTGATTTGGTCATGCTCCAATCCCTCCCCATGCATTGTGAATGCGCCGCGCTGCTTCAACAGGGTTATTATCACGCCAATTCCCGCGCATGTACTCCCTGACCTGCTGGCGGCCTGCTATGATTCCTATTGATATTCCAGGTCTAACGTTCTTGAAAAATGCTCTAGTGAAAAGATACTGATTAACGATTCTTGATGGCTTGCGCTTTGCCATATCACTCCTCCTCGACCTTGAAGCCTGCATGCTCCGGTGCGGCCATCACCATGTCTGTATACACCGCCGATTTACCTGCCACTTGTACCACTGCCAGTAGTTGTTCGCGTGTCGGCTTGATTGGAACGAGGCGGTAACCAGCAGGCAGATTGATAGGCTGCTGTAGTCGCTCAATTTCAACCCGCAGCCTTTCTGCTTCACGCTTCCAAGCTACATAAGATTTAGGGTTACGTTCGATGGTTTCTTTCTCATCACACATATCGTTTATCCCCCACGACATTTTGCTCAACAATGCGCACGCGCGGTTTATACATTTCTAACGCCGTCAGCCAGTCCGCACCAGTCATGCGCTTTTCAGCGTCGCCGTTCGTCCATACAACGGGTAAGCCAATAGCCCGCAGCGCAATCTCGATTTCACCGGCAACCGCACTTTTACCGCAGCCAGTAAAGCCAGATACGGTTACGAGCACTTCGCCCTGCCCTGGCTGCTGTAGTCGCTGCTCAAGTGCGTGATGGGAAATCTGCAATTCTGTTAATTCACCCGCCATTTTCCATTCTGATTTACTGAAGGTATCTCGTTCGGATTTCAATTCATGCGCTTTCTGCTCAAGCTCTGCTATGCGCTGGTCTTTCTCTTCCAGCGCTGCGATTAGCACTCTTACATCAGCGCTAGCGACAACGCTATTACGTGCAGCCAGATTTTTAATCATGTAAATTAGAGTTTCGTTGCTCATGGCTTTGCTTCCTCCTGGGTGTCATAACGCTCGAACCAAAATACAACTGGTGCATTAGTGACTTGAATTTGACCAAATCGCTCGGCTGTGCGGAAATTGACGCTGCTTTTTCTTCCTCTCTCGACTTGCAGTGATACTTGCTTCCTGAACATCTCCAGCGAATAGCTAGTTTTTAGCAGATTGCAGGGGGCGCAAGCCGGGACGAGATTTTCATGATTATCAGCGTGCTGATTGAATACCTTTCCGGTCGCTTTCAGCTTAAAAATGCCTTTCGCTGCGGCTTTCATGTCCTGCTCTGAAACGCGAAGAACAGCAACCACGTGGTCAGCGTGCCAGCCTTTTACCGGAAGTTCACAGCCGCAATAGGCGCATCGCCCGCCGAACATCTGCCGCAACTCAGCACGCTGTTTTTTCGTTAGCTTGCTCACCCTCTCCCCCCCCCTGTGTGTGCTGCCCGCCCAACACTTCACGTTCATAGTTTTCATGCCGAGCTTGGCATTCAACGCTGCAATAAGCCTGGTCGTTTTCATCATCAAAAACGTATTCACCTGGTTCGGCATAAACCATGCGATAGCAGTAGCCGCATTCTTGGCTCCAGCCGTGCTCAGTTAGCAAAACTTTCCAGGGCACGCTTCCAATAGCCGCATAACTATCAAGCTCGGGAACACGACGACAGGAAACTATTTCGTTGAACTCAACACCAAGTTCGCCAGCACCTTCACGGCGCGCCGTAACGTTGTTTTTGGCAAAACGGATGCATCCGAATTCATCAGCCTGGACGCTAAAGGCTTTCAGTTCGCTGTTACTCTTCATGATGGGCCTCGCTAAATTTGCCGTACCACCATCCATCCAACTCAAGCTTGAGGTAAATTTTTACGGTCTTTTTGTCATCTGTGGATACGCACTTAAAGGCAATCGCTGAGCAGCTAAATGACCCGTTGCGTTGAACCTTGAATCCTTTCTCCGCTGCCTTCACGCGCAACCAGCCAGATTTGCTATCGACTTGCAGATCGACGGTTGTCTCAAGCAGGTCCGTTGCTTTGCTGAGAATCCCGCCAGTAGCGCCAGATTGATTTCTTCTTAACGTCAGGCATGGCGGCCCCATGCGCCAATCAACACGCCCGCCGATTACTGACTTGAAGTTTTCCGCGCACGGCTTCAGTTCGCTATTAGTTGCCACGCTTAACCTCCACGTCGGTAGTGATCGCCTGAACCTGGGCACTGCCGATAATGCGAATATTCTGGCCTTCAAAAAGTCTTCTGAGCTTTCCCTCTGCCTCACGTAATGCTTGCCGATAAACTTGGTCGATCTGACAGTCCGGCCCCCAACAGCCGAGGCTGCTCAATTCAACGGTCAGCTTTACCGTTGCGCCGGTTGTCGTTCTAACTACTGGCTTCGCCATCACCGGGCCTCCTCACACTGCGAATTTCAAACGGTTTAACTTCACGTGCTTTCAAGCATCCATCTCTAAGCGCTTCTATCTGCGGCATAACGATGTTTACCTCCAACTGCTCAAGAAGGATCGCATAGGCCTTCCCGGTATTCTTATCGGTAAATACCATGGCAACGTTTTCCGGCTGGATCTGGCTCATTCTGCGTCCTCCCGATCGTCTTCAGATCGCCTAATCACTCGCTTTCCATCAATGATTACTGCCCGTTCTTCAGCATCCAGCGCGTCGAGGTAGTACCAGCCCGGACGCTTGACAGGTTTACCTTTCCTCAGGCCGTCGAGCTGGGCGATCGCGTTTTCAACGACCTCATGCGGAGACTTGCCACGGTTCGATTGATCGGTCATGGATCACCTCATTAGCCCGCCGGAGCGGGCAATGCTGGGAGGGAGGCGGGCGCGTAAATAGGCCTGTTATGTTTATGCCAATCAGCATGGCAACCGACACAAAGCCCTCCTTAAAATGGGATCCCGTCGTCGAAATCAGGGTCCGGTTGCTGCATGGCTTGATTTTGGCGATTGCTGGCGGCCTGTTGTAGTCTGGACTGGTGAGGGTTCTGATTTGCATAAGGGTTTGAGTGTGACTGACCACTGGTATGCGTTGACGTTTTGCCAGCATTCGGATCGCGTTCGTCACGGTCTTTGAGCAGAGCGACGAGTTTATCAACAGCCTCGGCCAGTGCGTTCTCAGCATGTTCTGCGTAGGTTTTTTTCGTGCCAGGCTTGAACACCTGCCGCACTTCCATTTTGTAGCCGTCGCCGCCATCTTGCTTGGTATAAAGCGTCTTCTGTAGCACTAGGCCAACGTTTTTACCTTCAAGCGCCTGGTTGTGCCATTCCGGTCCCTCTGTGCCTTGAACCTGTACCGGTTGAGCGCTATTGATACCAGCGGACCAGAGTAGGGCGGAAATCAACCCCATACCGAATGTCGGTTCGCCATCGCGCCCAAGAAAATTAATGCGCATGTAGTTGGCTCGAGCGCCGTTAGAGTCAAAGCTCAGTTCAAGGCCTTGCGACTGGCTGCCATCTTTACCGAAGGTGTACACAGCGGAAATGATGGTTCCCTCATAAGCACCGTTTTCGGTGATACCCATTCCAGCGCCAGCCTTCTTGGCCAGTTCTGGATCGAAATTAAAAGTCATTGGTTGCATTATCGAATAGCTCCAAGTGAGTCAGTCATAAAGTCGCAGATGGCAACATCCACGGCGTGTAGGTCGTTTTCCATTTCGGTCTGATCTGGAAAGAGGTCGGGCGGGGCTTTGGCGGTGTCGTTGTCATCGCCCTTGATCATGAAAACGTGCTTTCCGTCTTTCTTGATGGCACGCAGCACGATTGAGAAGTAGCCTTCAGGCGTAAGCTTTTCATTCAGCATCTTTCCTGCAGTCTTCATGCGGATCTTACCTTCGCTTTCCTCCGTGTGGGCGAGGAAGTAAACGCGAATGTCGTCGGGCAGTTGCGTTGCCGCTGTGATGATGCGCCAGACGTGATCGGCCATTTCGGTAAATTTGGTGTAGCCGGTCTGATAGGCTCGAGCCATGTTTTCGTGCTGCATGACAACTTGGAAATCATCAATGATCAGCACGCGACGGGTTTTAGAAAGTACCATCCGGTTAATCTTATCGAGCACGTCATCCCATGCATCCGTGCGGAACACATTTCCGCGCTGTGGCTTTCCCTCGCTATCAAGCTGGCCATGCAGCGCCCAGCCTTTGGAACGGAAGGGCAGCATCTTGGGTATGCATTGTATTAGTAGGCAGTCGTCCGGGTTGAAATTACGCAGGCTGTAAGACTTGCCCGCGCCAGAGTCGCCGAGGATCAAAACTGGAGTTCCCATTAGAAAAGCGCCCCCATCGCGTGTTTCATGGTGTATTCCTGGTCTTCGTTCAGGTCCATGTTTGCCAATGCCCAACGGAAATAACCCGGATCCTCCGCTGCGATATCAACGAAGGTTTTTCCTTTGTGTTTGCCGAAAGGCATCGTGTGGAGCAGCGAAGGCCGCGCGGTGATGTCGCGCATCTGGGCAATGCTCCAGCGCGCTATGCTGTTCATGTAAAGCAGGTTGGTTGCCGTGACGTAGCAGTCGTAAAGCGCCCGGTGCGCGTACAAGCCTTCCGGCACGTCAGGTTTTAACCCGAACCGGTACCGTAAATACTGGTTGCCGTGCTTTTCTTCCGGCCACAGCTTGCGCGCCAGCTTCAGTGTGCAGATCCATGGTGCGGTGATTTGCGGTAGCTTTTCACGGTCAAAAGCGGCGTTGTGGGCAACGTATAGATCCGCACCCTGATAGCGGTCTATCACATCGTCGATAAGCGGGGCATCAGCGACCATTTCTTCGGTGATGTGGTGTATTGCCATAGCCTCAAAACTGATAGGCTCAGGGGGCCGTACAAAGTCACTCATGGGATTACAAATTTCGCCGTTTACTATATCGACGCTGGCGATCTCCACAACGCCCCCCTCAAAACTGGTTGTCTCGGTATCAACGACGCGAAAGATAGTGCTCATGGTTGGTTCCAACGGTGCGCGCATCGGCAATAGCATTCATGTCCGCCAGGCGGTGAGCCAGGCGATCGAGGTCATCAGGGCCAAAATGGTTTGCGATGCAGATTGAAAGAATTAGGTGTTCGGCGGCCAGTTGTTGGCGTGTTGGGGTTTCGATAACCTCTAAGCCGTCCATAAAACACCCATTGCAACAAGGCAAAGAGCCAGTAACAGGCCGTTTGCAATCTCGGCCAGCAGACTGCTTTTTTTCTTGAAATCCGCTCCGGTTAAGCGGTACCGGTGGCTCATCTTTATGATGCTGTTCATTTCCAAAATGGTGACCTCCGAACGTTCTGGCGTGTATGACGCGTGACTGGGCGCTTGATCGTTAACTGGTAAGACTCCGCGCAACGGCCCTCACTACAGAACACATGCCGCTCTGAGCCTCGATACATCTGGATAGATACATCTTGCAGATCTCCCGGCGCTCGGAACTTGCCGCAAAAAGCGCACATCTCGGCGTCAAGGTGCTCAGTCGCGGACTGAAGCACGATTGCCTCATCAAAGCGGCGTCTACAACCATCTGACCCTGTGTACTCTACGAAGCGTGTCGGGCGCTGCTGGTAATCGACATCATCCCGGTAGCCGTCGAACGTTACGATTTGGCTGCCAAGCTTTAGCAGTGCGCCAGGCAGCAACTGACCGAGTCGTTCCCGGTCAATTTTGGGAATAGTTTTCATTGTGGTTCTCCTGATTCGTGGCATGACAAAGCACCCGCGTTGCAGGTTCTTTGTGATGAACTGGTTTATGATGGGAGGGGCCGGGATGATGCCCGGCGTCAGATGCCTTTACTTTTAAGCCCAATTTAGTGCCGCATCCCTCCAGGCTGTAGTGGTCTTGCCGAGGCCCTCGACAGTGCAAGGGCAGCGGTAAAATCACTTCTCTATCTGTTACATGATCGAATCCTCTTGGTTGAAACAGCGGTTCACGGCGCCAGTGATGCCGATTCACGCAGGTTCTCCCTCTCGGGCCTGGCTAATCTTCCCCGCCGACGGATCGCCCCGGTGGGTACATCGCATTTGTGCGTACGGGTCTAAACGTCGCGTTCTGCTGGTATCAGTTCGAATTGTTAAAGAGCGCCCGGTGGTCTTGGGTGACGGTGTGGCTGTCGATGGATTCATTTAAAACCTTAGTTGTATTTTAGTCAACAACAATGGTTGTTTAATTTTTGAATTTGGTTTTATTTGGTTGTTTTAAAAGTGAATTTATTTTTCGTGGTATAGTGATTTGCACATAAAACAAACGGAGGTGGGTATGATTAATGCTGAGGAGTTGGCGCAACTGCGCTACCAGGAGATGTGTCGCATAGTGGGTGATGTGGTTTTTGGCATGGTCGCGGCTGGATTCGAAACGAAGAAGGTGGCAATCGCTGACGTAATCAGAACGGAGTTAGCCAAGGGGTTTGATAAGTGGGATGAGGATCAGCTAGAGGTGATGGAGCTGGCGGTGAAGTTGCTGGAAGAGTAGGGCACAAAAAAACCGGCGCAGGAGCTGGGCTATTTATCGTCTTTCAGTGATAGGTAATAGTCTATCTATTGCCGCCTGCAACCTTTCCGGGTCGGTGAATTTGAAAAAATTATACTCATCGAATTGACCGCTTTCCTCTAGAGCAACTTGATATTCACTCCAGAAGTGCATGAGAAAACTATGTTTTTTCTTTTCATGCATATCAATGAAAGATTCAAATTCCGCGTCAGAAATTGAAACATTATTACCATGACCTGGGTAATACCCAAGGCTTATCATGCGTGTCTGCTCTCTAAGTTTGGCCCTGATAATATCAGCGATAGCGTTGAATTCCTTCCTTTTCTCGCCTTTTATTGCAAAGTGATAGCTTAGATATCCACTTGCAGGAACTGCAACAAATGCTACAATCATTGCAATTGTTGCAACAATATTACTATAACTATCAGAGGTTAACATATCCAGTATGTTCACTTTTTCAGACCTACTTTCAACCGCCGCACTGGCGGTCGCTTTAACCAATGCGGTTTGGCTTGTAATGATTTACTTCATTATGAAAAGACGTGGTTACTTCGGCTAAACCAGCCTCATCTTAGTTTCTACACCAACGCCGATTCCTGCATCACTTGCGATAGCGCACAACGGAATACCAGAATACGAACCCGACAATTTCCAGTTCGCTTTCCAGCGCATCCTCATCATCGTTTTCTTCGCGATTAAAACTGCGTATTGTTAACTTGCCGCCCGGACGCCGGTATAGCTGCTTGATGCGCTTAAGGCCATCCTGGTTGATGGCGTACAACTCACCATCCACAATTTTTTTATTGTTTGTATCCACCGCCACGGTGGCACCGTCTGGAATCACTGGTTCCATACTGTTACCTGCTGCTGGAAAACAGATAACCCCTGAACCGTCTGTATTAGCCCCAACACGTCGCAGCGTGGCTTTTGAAAACCTTATTTTAAAACCGTTGTGATCCTCGTCCTGCACGCGTCCATCTCCGCAAGCAAACTCAATATCCCTCAAAAAGGGAACTTCTACTTCGTCGTTTCCAAGCGGTGTTCTGCTGTCCCAAGCGTCAACAGTACCCCACTTATTCTCTGGCGGAATTGTTGATTTTGGGTTATGGGGATGCTTTGGTTCCGAGCCATCAGATAACCATTCTGGTCGAACGCCAAGTACCACGGCCAAATCTGTCAATTTGGTTGTCTCTCTGGCTTTTCCCACTTCAATTTTTTGAATGGCTGCCTGACTAACGCCCACGGCATCACCAAGGGCTTTTTGTGATAGCCCTTTTTCTTTTCTAGCTGACTTAAGTCGATCTGCAAGTGTCATGTTCATCCCCAAAACATACAACTCAAGTTGTATGCAAGCAAACGAATGTAGTTGTTGACTAAAAACAACCTTAGTTTTATATTCAAATCTAATTACCACGGAGGTTGTTATGAACAAAGTCATAAAAACCGCCATTGACATTGTCGGTTCTCAAAAAAAACTTGGAGAGGCCTGCGGTTTGAGTCAGCAGGCCGTTTACAAGTGGTTGCACGGAAAGGCGAAGGTTTCTCCGGAGCATGTAGAGAGCATCGTAGATGCCACAGGCGGCAAAGTCAGGGCATACCAAATTCGCCCTGATTTACCAAAACTTTTTCCAGCACCAAATCAATCCGCATAATGCTGACGCTTAATAACAGGGAAATTATTAATGGAAAACAATGGAATAGCACGAAAGTTAGAACCCCCAATTCTCAACCCGCGTGAGATTGAGGGGCTATTACTCAATCGACTTGCGTCGGTGGGGCAGAAGTTTTACGCGGAAAAAACGGGGATCAGCGAATCTACCGCGAGCCGTCGCAAGGCAGAAGGGTATTTCGCTTCAATGGCCAAGGAACTGGCAATACTCGGCATCCAGGCGGCACCGCCGGAGGCTGTGCTCGTATCACGCGCTTATCTGGCATCGGTAGAGACATTGGCTGATATCGGTTTGAAAGCAGAACGCAGCCGACCGGGGCCGCTGGGGTGGGATTAATGGCTTGGGATACTTTCGTTTTTGACAACATCAACAAGCAACTGATAGCCGAGGGGTTCCCGCCTGGATTGGCTCAGGGGGGGCAGCTCATGGGGCTGATTATTATCGCCGCATGTCACAGGCCAGTAAGCGCGGTGCTGCATATGACGACTGCTTATTTCGTGCGCGTCAGTTCGTGCTGGCAGGATGCCCGAAGAAGGATAAGCCGGTTAAGAAAAAACAAAGCCGAACTGCGCCAACAGCTCGGCCAAGCTTGCTTTAACAAAAACTTGTGAGGTTCCTAATCATGATACGCAAAAACAAGCGTAGAACGCAACAACAGGAAATTACACCGACGGACTACCAGCAATGCCCGGACCCTATCGGCACTATGCCGCCTTCAGTTCAGAAACGTTTCGCGGAAGAGTTTCGAAAGTTGCAACGGGAAAAACAGGTAGGACGCCATGAGTAACACCGCTGAAATCATTCAATTTCGCGCGCCTGTCGTGCGTGAGGAGCTTCGCGTGGCCGATACCGATAATGGCTTCATGCGCATAGCTAACGAACTTACTGACAGTATTTTACTGGCTGATTTAACCGCGCGTCAGCTAAAAATCATGCTGGCTATCATGCGGAAAACTTACGGCTTCAATAAGCCGCTGGACAGAATAACAAACACGCAGATAGCCGAGATGACAGGAATTCATCACACGCATGTTTGTTCAGCTAAGCGACAACTGATTGAAAGGGGGTTTTTGGTTAGTAATGGCACCAAAGTTGGCATTAACAAGCATATTTCCATGTGGGATATGAAGCCAATTAAACAGGTTAGCCAAAACAGCGAAACATTAGCCAAGTCAGCTAATAAAACATTAGCTAATTCAGCTAATACCCATTCGCCAAAACAGCTAAACACAAAAGACACTATTCAAAAGACATTAAAAACAGATCCCCCTAAAGCCCCCAAGGGGGAATTTTCGGAGGAGATTCTCTCACAAGCAAAACAGGCCTTGGAGTATTACAACGAGCTTACACAGGGATCTTGCCGTTCTGCAGAACCCTTCGCAGTGCTGCTGACAGAAACCAAGTCGCGCAGCGCCTACACGCTGCAAGACCTGCAGTTGGTTGTTCGTTGGGTGGTGATGACCTGGAAACGCAGAGACAACACCATCGCCAAGCCGATGAATATCTGCCGGGTTAACCGTTTCGATGGCTACCTGTCCGACGCTGAAGCCTGGCAGAAGACCTGCGTTGATATCGACTGCCAAGCTGTGATCGAAGTCTACAACGACGTGACCAATGGGCGCATGGCACCGGTAGAACTTGACCGAGGGCGCGAGATAGCGATCCGGGAACTGGTCACGCACTTGGCAACCAAGACGTCCGCTGGGTTCCGGGCCTATTTCTCTGCATTCCTAGAAGATGCCCGCGAGTTCTACTTCGGTGGCCCGGACGGCACCGGCTGGCATGCCGATTTTGAATACCTGATGAAGCCTGAAACGCTGCGTAAAGTACGGGAGGGAACCCTGTGAATAATATCGATATCGAAGCCAGCGTGATCGGCGGCCTGCTGTTGAGCGGCTTTAGCCCTGACGCAGCTGATGTGATTGCCACCCTGGATCCCGAAGCGTTTTCTGTGCCGTTATACCGTGACACGTTCAAGGAGATCACCCGCCAGGCAAATAATCGCGGGATGATCGACGGCCTGCTGGTGGCTGAGGCAATGGGGGAGGGGTGTTTCGCTGACATCATGGAAACCATGTCCCGTAACCGCGGCCCATCAGTGGCAAACCTGAAGGGGTATGCGCGTGTGGTTGGTGAGTATTACCAGATCCGCCAGTTCAAAGAGCTGATGGAGTCCAGCTATGAGCTGATCACCGGTGCTCATAATCACGAAATGGCTCTGGACGGCATACAGGCATTCGCCAGCAAGATTTTTTCCATCTCGAAACCGCACGATGAGCATCGACCAGTTTGTACAAGCGAGTTGCTAGGCTCGTATGCTGAACTGCTGGAACAGCGCAATCTCAACGGTGAAGAGTCCGACACGCTGAAAACAGGGATCCCCGAACTGGACGAGATAACCGGTGGCATGAACCCAGTTGACCTGGTTGTCGTGGCGGCGCGCCCAGGCATGGGCAAGACCGAGTTTGCGCTCAAGGTTGCTGAAGGTGTGGCCACCACGTCAGTGCGTATTGGTGATGCCGACATGCCGCGTGGAGTGCTGATCTTCAGCATGGAAATGAGTGCGCACCAAGTGATCGAGCGTCAGTTGGCCAACGCCTCAAACATGCCCGTATCGGTACTGCGCAATCCCGCAAAAAGCATGGGCGACGAAGAGTGGGCGCGCGTTTCCATGGGTATTCAGCGCCTTATTGGCCTGCATGTCTGGGTTGTCGATGCTTCCAAACTCACGGTAGAGCAGATCCTGGCTATCGCTCAACGGCACAAGTTGGAACACCCCAACCTTTCGCTGATTTTGGTTGACTATTTAGGCCTCATTGAGAAGCCGCGCGCCGAGCGTAACGATTTGGCGATCGCGCACATATCCGGCTCTCTAAAGCGCATGGCTAAAGACCTCAAAACGCCGGTGATGGCACTCAGCCAGCTTTCCCGCGACGTTGAGAAGCGTCCTATGGGTCAGCGCAGGCCGACGAACTCAGACCTACGCGACAGCGGCAGCATTGAACAGGACGCAGACAGCATCATCATGCTGTACCGCGAGGCCGCATATCAAGAAGACAGCCCGGCAGCGCCTTTCGCTGAAATCATAGTCACGAAAAACCGGTTCGGGATCCAGGGGACAGTTTACCAGGAGTTCAAAAACGGCCATTTCATGGCTACCGATCAGGCGCATGCAGCGCAAATATGCCGGGCCAAGCCACAACAGGCAGCTACAGGCCGCCGCTATGCGAAAAGGGATCTGTGATGGATGATTTCTGCTTGCACGAAACAACCAAGGCGCAACTGTGGCAGGTACTGAAAGACATGCTGGCAACCGGCAAACGCTACCGCGTCAGCATTGTTGAGTGGAAGGAGAAGCGCTCACTAAGCCAAAACTCGCTTATGTGGAAGTGGAACGGCGAAATAGCCGCGCAGTTGACGCGTACCGGGAAAGGCAAGTTTAACCAGGACGATATTCACGAGCATTTGAAAGACCTGTACTGCCCGCCGAAGCCGATCACCATCCTGGGGGAAACGCGCTACGTGAAATCAACAAAATTACTCGATACCGGCGAAATGACCCGTTATCTCGAACAGATCGACATGTGGGCGCATCAGCGCGGCTTACGCCTGACCATCCCGCCACGTTGCGAATACCGTCAGCTCATGGAGGCCCAGAACGCATGAAAACTTACGCGATAGTCCCGATCCCCAAGCCGCGAATGACCGTTAGAGACAAGTGGGCCAAGCGCCCGCCGGTGCTCCGCTATCGCGCGTTTTGCGACGAGATACGGCACAACCGGATTTCGCTGCCGGAAAGCGGCTATCACGTTACCTTTGTGCTGCCCATGCCGCCGAGCTGGAGCAAGAAGAAACGCGCGGAGATGGCCGGTAAGCCGCATCAGCAACGGCCAGATGCAGACAACCTGCTTAAGTCACTGATGGACGCTATTTATAACGAGGATTGTTCCGTTTGGGATGTGCGCGTTACCAAGCGCTGGGGCGATATCGGGCAAATAATTATCGGAGAAATATCGTGAGACACGTAAAAGATTTTCTTTCTGCATGGGGAAATTGGAGCATTTCCCGCATTGGTACCGAGTATAAGGGAATGTCTTACATGTCTACTGAAAGCAGTGAATGCCGACCATATTTAACAGACCTTGAGGGAATGGTTGTAGATCAAGCTGTCGCCAGTCTAAAGCGATACGACATAGACGGCTACAACATCATCTGCCTGTACTATCAGCAACACGTCTCATGCCGGGCTATAGCAAGGTATCAAAAAAAGCGCCCTGACTATATCACCGCTTATCTTGCAAGGGCTGAGGCGTATGTTGCCGGGCGCATACACGGCTTGCTGGAGCAAGCAGCTTGACCGTGATGATATCCGGGGCTATATTCCCATTGCAGCCGCAAAATCGGTTGCCGGGATTGGTCTCTCGGATATCTATCGACGCATAGCCGCGTTAGCGGTTTTTTTATGCGCAAAGCACAGCCATATTCGCAATTTATGGTGGGCTGTGTGGGGGAGCTGCAAGGCTCACCGGACGGTAGACCGGCAAGACCAACCCCGCACAGCTCACCACCCACCGATTGGTCTCGGTAGTGGTGATAGAAATCTCAATATGAGGACTATCTACCATGACAGCTCAACTCGCATTCCGTGATACTAAATTCAACGTAGTAACTCATAACAACCAGATCTGGCTAACCAGCAAAGAACTTGCCCATGCGCTAAAGTACGCAACAGCTAATGCGGTAACTGCGCTTTATAACAAAAACTCTGATGAATTTACTGATGGAATGTCTCGGGTAGTCGAATCGACTACCTCAGGAAACTACCGCAAAAAAGTGCGTATTTTCTCCCTTCGCGGTGCTCACCTGATCGCTATGTTTGCTCGCACTGAAATAGCCAAAGAATTCCGCAAGTGGGTGCTGGATATTTTAGATCGCGAAGTGGCTATCGGTAACACAGCGCCGGTATTTGATTTCGAGATGTACGCTCATAACGCGAAAGTAGCAGAAGACCATTTCAGGTTTATCTGGCAGATATGGCGCGAAGAGTTAGACCCGGCACTGAGAAAAATGGGATCGCCAATTCCTGCCAGACTGATTGATCACCTATCAGCCATCGGTGCAATAACCTTTGGGCTTTCCCGTGGGCTTGATAAAGCGGTGGAAAAAAATAGCAGTACGCATTGACTGTCCGTACATCCGCACACTATATTGTGCTAAGGTGGCGCAAAGCGTATGCAACAGCGCACCACCAAAAAACATTTAAAGAACCCGCCGCCGTGCGGGTTTTTTCATATCCAGCCAAGGCTGCGCTAACGCGTGGCCTTTTTTATTCCCACCACCCGATGATCGGGCGATGCCCCGACAGGGGGAGGTCATGAAAATGCCAGAAAAGGATCCGAGCTGGCTCGCAGCCGTTGCAGCCTTCTATTACAACTATGCCACGCCGATTAATGGTTTTTTCGTTGCGTTCATTGTGGCATTCCGCCGGGTTGTCTGGGGCGGTGGGAAAGTCCGAGCGGGCATCGGTGAGGCAGTCGTATGCGGCATTGTTGGGGTGTCAATTAGCCCGGCAATCGCTCCCGTCATTATTTTCTTGGTTCACTCTATTCCATGGCTAAACGGCTCAATGGCCACTATTGCTGCTGGGAAAGTAGAAATTGCCGTTAGCTGCATGATCGGCATGTTCGGCCTGTCAGCCATCAAAGAGTTCGTTTTGCGTGTGGCGAATACCAGGTTAGGACCAGCAGGCGAAAAGAAAGACCAGAACAACACCAGCCAGGAATAAAACCATGACAAATTTTAAATTTTCGCAGCGCAGCGAGGGCAATCTTGTTGGAGTAAACCCAACGTTGGTGAAAGTTGTCCGCCGCGCACTGGAGATCTCGATCGTAGATTTTTCAGTGATCGAAGGTAAGCGCACGGTGGAACGGCAAAAGCAACTGGTAGCTACTGGCGCAAGCAAGACGATGGACAGCCGCCATCTAACCGGCCACGCGGTGGATCTGTTCCCCATTGGTGGCGACTGGAATAATTACAAGTGTTGGCTACCAGTGCTTGATGCCATGCACCAGGCTGGCAAAGAGCTGCGTGTTCCACTGCGATTCGGTATTACCTGGACGGGCAACCCGCGCGATGTACCGGCTAAGTTTTTGGATGCGCCGCATGTGGAGCTTCCTGCATGAGCAAATATTGGCCTATAGCGACGTTGCTGGTGGCTATTTGCCTTGGTGCTCTGGCGTTTCACTATCACGGCCAATATGCCACGGCTCAGAAGTCATTAAATAGCACCCAGGCGGTAACGAAAAATGCGCTGACCGCAATCAGATTGATGCACGACATATCAAAGGCCACACACGATGAAAAACAAAAGCTTGCTGATGAAGGCGCGGCGAGAGTGGTTTATATCCGAGAAGCGGTCAAAGACGATCAGTGTGCTGTTCGTGATGTCGCTACTGCTGCCACTGAGCATTTGCGGTTGCTCGAAAATAGAGTACGTGCCGGTAAGCCCACCGAAGTTAAACCCTGAATTAACCGCGGATACGCCGGTACCGAAAGTACCAATGCCGTTCCGATACGTTGATAGCCTGGAGCTAAATGCCATGCTGTTCGTGGCGCTGGGCCAATGCAATCTTGACAAAGCCGCAATCAGGGAGATCGAAGATAAGCGGCAATAGCATTACAGAGCGTCTATGCGTGGGCGCTCGATAATGTAAGATAACCAAGTAGGAATATTTAAATGGACATGAAAAAGACGCTGACGTCAGAGCAAAAAGCGCTTTTTGATGCCCTGACGCCACTACAGAAAAGATTCGTTACTCACCTAATCAAAGGTAAGGGACAAACCAGTGCCTACAAGGCCGCTGGAGGGAAAGCTAAAGGCGAAAACATGCGCAAATCTGCGCATCAAATAGCGACAAATATAGACGTTTTAGCCTTCCTCCAATCCGTACAGCATGAAGCTGTTTCCGAAGCCATCATGACCCGCACAGAAGCCCTGGAGCGATTAACTGTGATGGGGCGTTCACGCATTCGTGACCTGGTGGAGTTCTCTGAACACAAACTGGGCGTGGACGCTGAAACGGGCGAGGAAATTATTCAGGCTGTTTGGCGCTTCAAGGATTCGGTAAAGCAAAGCCCCGAGGCCTTGGACGCAATAGCCGAACTGACGGCAGGCAAGGAAGGCATCAAGTTAAAGCTGCACGATTCACGCGGGGCCATCAAGCAGATCGGCGAGATGCAGGGCTGGGAAGCACCGAAGAAAACCGAGGTTACCGGCGCGGGCGGTGGCCCGATCCAGACCGAGACTGTCAACATGACCCCAGACGAAGCCGCAGAGGCATACCGCAAGATGATGGGTTAAATTATGCCGTTACCTTTCCCGTTCGATTTCAAAAAGCCCGATTATCAGATGGTCTTTGAATGGCGTATGGAGCGGTTACAGCGCATTCGTTCTAATCCTGAAACGCTGCCTGCTCTCCGGGCGTTTTATCGCGAAAACCCCGCACAGTTCATTATTGACTGGGGTATGACGACCGACCCCCGCAATATTGACTACGGTCTGCCAGTGACCATCCCGTTCCTGCTGTTCCCCAAACAGGAAGAGTGGATCCACTGGATTATGGATCGGCGGAAAAATATGGAAAACGGCATTACCGAAAAAAGCCGCGAGATGGGGTTGAGCTGGACGGCGATCGGCTTGGCCTGCTCCCTGTGTTTGTTCAATAAAGAGATGGTGATTGGCTTTGGCTCCCGTAAAGAGGAGTACGTAGACAGCACCGGCGACCCGAAGGCGTTGTTTTGGAAGGCACGCCGATTCGTTGAGACGTTGCCGGTTGAATTTCGCGGTAGCTGGAACGACAAGAAGCATGCGCCCTATATGCGCGTTGAGTTCCCCGATACGGGCGCCGTTATCAAGGGTGAGGCAGGCGATAACATCGGGCGCGGCGACCGAACCACGCTCTATCTGGTGGATGAGGCAGCATTCCTGCTGCGGCCACAACTTATTGATGCCGCATTATCGCAAACCACGCGCTGTCGTATCGATCTCTCATCGGTCAACGGAATGGCTAACCCGTTCGCTCAAAAGCGGCACAGCGGGAAAATCCCTGTATTCACGTTTCACTGGCGCAGCGACCCCCGCAAGGATGATGCCTGGTATCGGAGGGAATGCGACAAAATCGATAATCCGGTAGTGGTGGCCCAGGAACTAGATCTTAACTACAGCGCATCCGCCGAGGGCGTACTGATCCCTTCCGATTGGGTGCAGGCCGCTGTCGATGCACACATTAAACTGGGTATACAGCCAACGGGCAAACGCCTGGGGGCGATGGACGTCGCCGATGAAGGGAAGGATAAAAACTCCTTCTCGAGTCGCTATGGCTTCCTGTTGGAGAACGTTCGGGAATGGTCTGGCGTCGGCAGCGACATCTACCAGTCAGTCGAGAAGGTTTTCGGTTACTGCGAAGCGGATAACCTCGAAGAATTCCGTTTCGATGAGGACGGGTTAGGCGCAGGTGTTCGCGGCGATGCAAGAGCCATCAACGAATTGAGAAAAGAGGCACGTCGCCCCTCGATCCTCGCTACGCCGTTCCGGGGCAGTGGCGGGGTGTTCGATCCGGAGGATGAGGCGGTGCGAGGCGATAACGGCCAGGCCGCACGCCTGAATAAGGATTTCTTTGCTAACGCCAAAGCACAGAGCTGGTGGCACTTACGCAAACTGTTTCAAAACACCTATCGCGCGGTGGTTGAGGGCATGGCCTATAACCCAGATGAAATCATTTCCATCAGCAGCACGATGGAAAACAAAGACAAACTCATCATCGAGCTTTCACAGCCGACCTACTCCATTAACGGGGTGGGTAAAATCGTGGTGGATAAACAGCCTGATGGGACTAAATCACCCAACCTGGCCGATTCGGCGATGATCAACTATGCACCGATGGATACCGCGATGGATATCTGGAACATTCTTGGGAGTCAGTAATGGCACGTAAACAAAAGGTCGCAACGGCTGACTCTTACGATAACTTTGTCGCGAGGGTTGGCCTACAGCAGCCAAACCAGCACGCAGCATCTACCTACCGGGCCAACTACACCAGTCGGAACCGTCAACTGATTGAATGGGCTTACCGTTCGTCGTGGATCATTGGTGCGGCTGTTGACGCCAAGCCTGATGATATGACGAAAAAAGGCACGCGGATCACCAGTGAAATCGACCCAAAGCGCCGCGGCATTTTAGAGGCCAAGTTTGAAGAGCTAAAGCTGTGGGAACGTCTTAACCTCACGCTTAAATGGTCGAGGCTCTACGGTGGTGCGGTGTCATTGATCCTTATCGAGGGGCAGGCACCGCTTACACCACTGATGCTGGACAAGGTAGGAAAAGGCAGCTTTAAGGGGCTGGCGGTGCTTGACCGCTGGATGATTAATCCAAACTTTGGACGCCGCATCAAAACCCTGGGGCCAGACCTTGGCAAGCCAGAGGTGTACGACATTGTGACCACTGCGCAGGGTATCCCGCCGTGGACGGTTAATCACAGCCGACTGATCCGTATGGATGGCATCACACTACCTTATCAACAGGCGCTCACGGAAAACGAATGGGGCATGTCTGTTGTTGAGCGTATCTTTGACCGCCTGACATCTTACGACAGTACGAACGTCGGCGCGGCCCAGCTCGCTTACAAAGCCCATTTGCGCACCGCGAAGATCAAGAAGCTCCGCGAGATTATCGCGATGGGCGGCAAGCCCTTTGAAGCGCTGATCAAACAGATGGATATGGTGCGCCAGTTCCAGACTAACGAGGGGATGTCTCTCTTTGATGCGGAAGACACTTTCGAAACGCATTCATATTCGTTCGCCGGGCTATCCGACCTATTGAGCGAGTTTAAAGAGGATATCGCCGGTGCCGTTGGTATCCCGCTTGTGAGGCTATTCCGGCAGTCTCCGAAAGGATTCTCAACCGGCGACACTGACCTGGCGAACTACTATGACGATATCGGTGCACTGCAAGAGAATGATTTACGGGCGCCGGTGCGGCTGCTCTATGAGGTGTTGCACCGTTCTGAGTTTGGCGAGCCGCTGCCGGATGATTTCACATTTGAATTTAACCCGCTGTGGCAGATGAGCAACGTTGATCGTTCAACGGTGGCAACGAACACCACTACCGCGCTGGCTACAGCGGTGCGTGAATTGGGGATGTCTCCTGCTGCCGCGCTGACCGATTTAAGAGAAACCGCGGGCGTAACGGGCATTGGTGCGTCGATCACTGACGAGGACATAGAGAATGCGAAGTCGCAGTATGCGGAGCATGAATCTGAAACCAGCGCTCCGCCGCCGTTCGGAAATCCAGTACCAGAAAAGCCTACTGGCGATAGTCAGCCAGATAAACGGGATAGTTACTGGCTCTTACGATGGTTCTCAAGCAAGCGCTGACACGGTCGCCGGGTATCTTATCGATTACTCGCAGGTGATTGACAATTGGGCCGCACAGGTGGCCCGTAAGATGTTCCTGCAAGTGGAGCGAGAAGAGTGGAACCAGTGGCAATCTGTTTCGCACCAGATATCTGAGGGGCTTCGCGATGTAGTGGGTAATACCCCAGTGGGGCAGGTTACGCACGATATCGTTTACCGGCAAATCCAACTGATTAAGTCGCTACCGTTAGAAGCCGCTGACCGCGTGAAAGATATTCAAGACCGTGCCATCAGGGCCGTTATCAACGGTGAACGGCCCGATCAACTGTACGAAATGATCATGCAATCCGGCGATGTGGCCGCCAGCAGGGCACGGCTTATCGCGCGTACAGAGATTGGGCGGGCCACTGGCGCACTGACTGAAGCCCGCGCATTATCCGTTGGCTCTGAGGGCTACTGGTGGCGCATTGAAGGCGCTGGCACCAGGCCATCACACCGTAAAATGAAAGATAAATTCGTGTACTGGCATAGCCCACCAACGTTAATAGAACCGGGACAGAAGCACGGAATGACGGGCCATGCGGGATGTTTACCCAACTGTAAATGCTGGCCTGAGGTGCAGATACCCGGCCCAAGAATGTGATAAGTCGCTATGAGCGGCTTTTTTTATGCCCGCAATTCGGCAGGTAACCCATGAAATATTTTTTTACGACCCGCCTGGGCGAAACGCGCTATCAACTGGCGGACGGCTCGATCCTGTTCAAAGACGTACCTATCGGACGAACGGGTGAGCAGGTTTATGGCGCGGAGGAACTGCCTGATTTAGCCCCTGGCAGCGACGAATTGATAGTTGTCCGCCGGACGCCAGAGGAGGTATTCAGCGAACGCACGATCGCCTCCTTCGAGGGTATGGCCGTCACTATCGGCCACCCGAAAGATTTCAGCGGCAACATTATTTTTGTCACGCCGCAGAACTGGCGACAGTTAGCAAACGGCCACATTCAGAACGTCAGGCGCGGAGAGGGAGTGAATTCCGATCTGCTACTGGCTGACGTCATCGCTAAAACGCCTGAGGCCATCCAGGCGGTTGAGGACGGCGACGACGAAGTGAGTTGCGGCTATGACGCTGACTATCGCCAAATCTCGCCGGGTATCGCGGAACAGTATGCGATCACTGGCAATCATCTGGCCTTTGTCCCTAACGGGCGGGCCGGTTCACGTTGTGCACTGGGAGACGCTATGCCGAGCACTACTAAAAACTGGTTTACCCGGCTTTTAAAGGCCCGCAAAACCAACGACGCCGCCGAAATGGCGAGCCTGATCGATAACCCGCCGGAGAATATGACCGGCGATAATGACGACGTTACAGCCTCCATGACACCCGGCGGTGTAGTCATTAACCTTTCACCACAAAGCCCGATGCCCGCGCCGACTTTACCTGTTACGGCGGACACGGAGGAAGATATCCCCGCGTGGGGTAGAGCACTGATTGACGCAGTGGCAAAACTCACTCCAGCATCCCCGGCTACCGGTGATGAAAATGAAGATGAACGGGATGAAGTCGAGGGCGCGGTGACGGGTGACGCGGCTTATCGTGCCGATCTGATCCAACCTGGTATTCAGTTGCCAGTGTCAGCAAAACCTACGGCGTTTAAGCGTCATATCCTGGTCTCCGCCGATCAGATGCTTGTCCGTTCAGTTGTGGGCAATGCAGATATTACCAAGCTACCAAGGGCCACTGTTGATATGGCGTTTACCGCTGTTTCTGAGCTGGCTAAAAATCGCAACACTGCCGCGCAAACTACCGACAGTTTCCGCAATATGACCACTAACACCACAAAATCTATCGCGGATATCAACAAGGCTGCGAAAGAACTCTGGGCTAAACGAGGCTAATACATGGCTAACACCATTCTTTACCGGATGCCTGCGGGCATCGCCGGGGCGATCTCACGTCCACAGGATTTAACCGTAGAGCCTCATGTGCTCGATTCAACTAAGCCATTCGCGGCCTATGGCTTGGCTGGAAAAATTGCGGGCGGAAAGTTCGTGCCTGTCGAATCGGGCGACGCCGCCACGGTGATGGCGGGGATCTTTGTTCGTCTGTAG